GGAATACAAGGTCAGCTAAAACTTACTGCTGAAGTTGTAAAGAACAGTACTCAACCATTTGATCGTAGAACAAAAGCTCTTGGTGAGTTACAGGCAAAACACATAGCTCTTGGGTTTACACTTACGCAGCAGACAAAGGATTTTACCGCTCTTGACAGAAGCATGGAAGTGTATGATCAGCAAGTTGATCAGGAAAGTTCAAAGGTTATAGGTCTTACCGCTATACTTGAAAGCAACACGGCAAGCGTTAAAGATAAAATAAAGGCGCAAGAAGACCTTATAAAGATTTCTCCAGAGTTTAGAGAAATTCATGTTCAGGATGGAGAAGCCATTGATTTATCAACCGAAGCACTTAAGAAAAACACAATTCAATTACTTGAGAACGCAAAGGCTAAAGCGACTGGCGGTCTTTTTAGAGAACGTGTTGCAGAAGCAGCAAGAGCAACCTTAAAGGTAACAGAACTTGAAAAAGCCATACAAAATGTAATAATCCAAAAGAAGCTTACTGCTGAAGATATAAAGTTAGCCAAAATTGCCGCGGAAGATGATATTGTAAATAAGGGTTTGCAGAAATTTTTTGGTACTTTAAATGATGATCAACAAGCTCTTGCTAAATTGTATGAAGAGCTTGCGGAAGCAACTCAACAATCAAATGTAGCACAAATATTGAGGAATGCTGCCGGAATAGTTAATGCTGAATTGGTTTCGGATTATACAAAGGGTATAAAGAAACATCAGGCAAACGTTGATAGACTTAAAGAGGAAGTAAAAACCGATAAAAGCAAACAGGCTGAATTAACCAATGAAGAGAAGGAACTTAAAGCTCAAAAGGATTTATTCCAATTTTTAACTCAAACAGAATATACCGATGAGGCGCAAAATTACAAATCATTAATTGATATAGCAGGACTTTCTTTGCCGCTTGCAAAGAAATTGCTTGAAGCTCGTCTAAAACTTATTGATGCAAAAGTTAAACAAAATGCTTTAGATCAAACAAGTGTTGAGGAGTCTATCAAGCAGGGGAAAAATATGGGTAATAAGCTTGATGAATTAGAAAAAGATTTACAGGCTCTTGAAACAGAGAGAGCTCATATACAAAAACTGCTGGATATACTTTTCCCAACCATAAAGGGTAGGATTGGCGGTGTCGAAGTTGAAACAAGCGAAATAGATTTACTTGAGGCTCTTCGTTCAAGGTTGATTGCGCAAGAAAACTTGCGCTTTGCAAAATTGCAAGAAGTACATACAAAAGTAGAAGAAGAAGACGAAGACCATCTTAAACGTAGAATAGCAATACTTGAGAATGGTCAAATAGTATTAAGAGACCTTTCGGCAGAGGAAGTTGCAATAGAGGAGGCTAAAGAAAAGGAACTACATGCGTTACGTGTTCAGGTAAGGGAAACAACTCTTCAGGAAAACATACAGCACTTGCGTAACCTGCAGGAAATTAATGAAACAGTTGATCTACTTGAAATAGAACAACTTAAGGAACAGCATGAAAAGACGCTTAAATTGCTTGAGGAAAATGGTGATGCGCTTAATGCAAAAGAAAAGGCAATATTTGACAGACGACATAAAATACGTATAAAACAATCAGCTGAAGAAGAAAAAGCGATAGCTAACCTTGAAGAGAAAATAACCCAAAGCCGCGTTGATACGAATAAGAAAATAGCTGCGCTAAATGAAAAGGAATTTAATGAACAAACACGTCAGGAAAAGAAAAGACTTGAAAGCCGTATAGCAGAGTTTCAGGAAGTATTTGAGAAGATAGCTCAAGTGCCAAATCAAACATTCAGCGCTATTGCAGCGGCGCAAGCCAAACTTGATGAACAGGTTTTCCAAGCAACAAAGGAATCGTTTGACCGTCAAATAGCACTCGCGCAAAGTCTTAAACAGGATACAACTAACCTTTTACTTGATCGTAACAAGCTGTTAGCCAAAGCCAATAAGGATATGCTTGATAATGATAGGAAAATTTATGAAGCATATTTTAAAGACATAGAGAAGAAATTGCAAGAACACATTTTACACGTTCAAGCGCAATTTATAGAATTACGAAACGCGGCGTTAAATCAACCAGCAGCTACACCGCAAATACGTGAGGGTAGATTAAAGATATTTGATCAGTTAAATGAAATTATCAAAATATCAGAAACGCTGCAGGAAAGAGAATTTGTGCTTTCTAAAAAGCAAGTTGATTTTGATATTGTATTGACAGGACAGCTTGAAAAAACTATTGCTGCACGTGATGCAGCAAAGAAAAAACTTGATGACCTATTTGCAGCAGGTGCATCGGCTGTAAACAGACAAGCTGCTCAATTTGAATTTGACAGACTTGAAGCTTTAGTTAAAAAACAAAAACAAGTAACAGAAGCTGACCTTGATGCGCTTAAACTTAATATTCAGGAAATTAAAGAACAGTTTAAAAAGGGTCTTGATGATATAAATTTCCTTACTAATCAATTCGGTAGCGGCATACAGGGTGTATCAAGTTTTATAAATAAACTGTTTTTTAAAATTACTGATAAAGACATAGATGATGCTGCAAAGAAAGGTACAGCTGGATTTCAAAAGCTACTTGAGAAAATTAGACTCAATCAAAAGGGTGCTGGTATAGTAGCCGAAACACTTGCTGATGCTTATACCGCTACTCTTGATATAATGAATGCTTTTTATGATGCCGAACAAGAACGAATACAACACAGCAATGAGCTTGCTAAGGAGCGCATAGACATTGAATTTGAGCAGCGTAAGGCGCAAGCACAAAGCCAAGCGGAACGTGAAAGCCTTGACCGTGAAGCTGCTGCTGAAAAGAAAAAGATAGACCGTGAATCTGGTGAACAGTTTAAAAAGATTAAACTGGCTGAAGCTAAAATAGCTCTTGCAACAACCCTCATGAACATCGCCGCCGCCGCTGCTGGTAATCCATTGAATTCAGTAACGGCTGGATTGGCTGGTCAAATACAATTTGCTATATTGAGTGCCGCCGCATTTGCCCAATATCAGTTTGCTGTTGGTGTAATCAATAGCGCAACATTCGCACTCGGCGGTTATATAAAAACGCTTGGTGCATATACAAAAGGTATGATGGCAATGGGTGGTGTGATTTATAGCTTAACAGGTCATCATCCAGCCAGACCGTTGTTTGCCAGCGGCGGAGAAGTACCATTACGCGGTGGACGCTTTGGCGGCAAACAGCACAGTCAGGGTGGAACAAGGTTTATGTTCCGTGACAGTGTGTATGAAGCCGAAGTCGATGAGCTTGCTGTTATACGTACACGCAATGCACCGAAAGGTAAGCGTTATGAAATTAGCGGGACGCATGAGCAAATTGCGAGCGCACTTAACAGTCTTGGCGGTGGCGTGCAATTTAAGCCAGGAGCAGACATACGTCGGCTTGCTTATGGCAGCAACATTACCCGCTTTGACTTTGGCAGCACCAGTCCTATCTTTACGCTCAAGCCGCCAGCCAACCCATCAGCGTTTTTGGGTGTTAATACATTTGAAAGTGATAAGTTTAGAACAGCAATGATAGAGCTTGGACGTCGCGTTGACCAGCAAACGGAAAACATAAATAACCTTGCTCTACAAACAAATGAACGCATTGATAAGATAAAAGTACAAGTCGTTGCAAAGGAAGTTACCACAACTGATCGTCTTACAAAACGCGCGAGCGCAATAGGTACTATATGACAATAACAGAAGTTAGGGATACAACTCTTGCACGCGGTCGTGGACTTGAGGCTTGTACTCATTACCAAGACGTTTTAGCTACTACAACATATCCAGAGTTTTTACAATCAATGTGCGGTATATATCTTTGGGCTTATGAGCATGGAGTTTGGGATGATGCACTATTAGCTGATATACCACAGGCAGACCTTAATAGCTTTGGGATATACACTGAATCGGTTAGCATAACAAATCCAGACCAGAGTGATTATGCTGGCTGCAAGGATTATTTAATACAAGTTGAGGAAGGTCGTGACTACGGTCAACAACTATTCTTTTTTGGCACAAGCGAATACACGCTAACACTTGATGACACTAATGATGCTGAAGTGTTTGCTACCGCTAATACAGTTGGTATTATTAATCTATATGGAAATTCTAAATGCAATTTGCATATACTTGACAACGCCGTTGTTACGGTAACAATGAATGATAATTCGTTATTGTGTATTGCTGGCGGAAACACAGCAAACTTAACCGTAATAGCAAATGATAACGCTACTGTTGATAACACTGAATTTCGTGGTCATGCAGTAGTTGGATACACTGGTAACGGCACAAGTAGTGCCAATTGGGTTCTTTATAATTACAGTCATCTTGACTATGCGGTTGCCACAACTGCGCAAATAAAGATAAATTCAAGTGGTCGTGCGACAGCAACAGAAATAGTTTAACATGCAAAGCGAAGATAGATTCCATACGGAACTTGATAATGAACTTAGGAATCTTGCTATTCTTGAGTGGGCTGCATTTGTACGTCTTGTTGGTGAGGAAAATATCACCAATGCTAAGATATGCCTGTTGCGTAGAAAGTCAACAAGCTATGGACTTATTCAACTAAAGCTCGGCGTTACTAAGGAGAAGGTGAGGCACAATACAAAGCAGGACAAGTGCGAGTGTCCGGAAAAGGTGTTGCGGGGCAACACAAATTTAGTTAAAAATCGTACGTAGTACGGTATTTAGAACTTATATTTACTTATGCCTTTACACAAGCCAAAGGGACGGGGACGTAAGGCTGTACGCCGTGCTGTTAGCCGCAATATGCACGAACTGGCTAAAGCCAATCGTAGCAAACCAGCAAGCAAGCGCCGTAGTCTTAAACAACGCATAGCAATCTCCCTGCACGCTGCTGGCGTTGGTAAAAAACGAAATACAAATATTCAACTACTTCTTAAAGAATCAAGCCGACAGCACCGTTGATATACATATTGACGGTGATATTGTTGATAGCCCTACGCAAGAAATAATGGCTAAATTCTTTGATGATGAAACCAGCACCAGCTTTAAAAGTTTACGCAACAAAATCGAAAGCGAGACTAACATAAAGACTGTCAACGTTTATATCAATAGTACTGGCGGACATGTTGGTGATGCAATGGCAATACACGACTACCTTAAGGAACTTGAAACCAAAGGCGTTACAGTCAACCGTCGTGGCAGAGGCATAATAGCATCAGCAGCAACATACGTACTGATGGGCAACAACAGCGAAATGAGTGAGAACAGCTTCTTCATGATCCACAATGTACGTGGCGGTGTTTGGGGCGATATAAATCAAATGGAGAATCAGGTAAAGGCTGCCCGCAAATTTAATGACCGTATCCGTGATTTTTATGCCAATGAAACCAGCAACCCGCCTGAAACCATAGCCAGTTGGATGAATAAGGAAACCTTTATGAATGCGACTGAGGCTAAGGAGCGTAATTTTGTTAAGGGCATTACTGGCGAGGTTAAGTTTAATAATTCTATTCCTGCAGATCATTGGCAATTTACAAATAGGGATGTTCTAAATGTTTACAATAGTTATACACAGCAAAATCAATCTTTTATGGATATCACTAAATTAAAGGAAGTCATTAAAAATTCCTTTACAGAAGTATTGAAATCTCTTGGTATCGAAGCTAAGGCTGAAGATGTTAAAGTTGTTGAGGCGTTTGACGCATTTGCAGCTAACATTGAGAATGCTATAAAGCAAGTCACCGCTCCCGCAGATGCACTTACCGAAGAACAAGTTAAGGCTATTGTAAACGGCATGGGGTTTATGACGAGTGATAGCATTAAAGACCTTGTTAATAAACAAGACCTAACAGCAGCACTTGAAGCGCAACGCCAACAGATAGTTAATGATATTGTTAAAGCCGCTGGAGCTGCTACACCGCCAGCAGCAACTGAACCGCCAGCTACGGTTAATGGTCGCAAGCGTGTAAAGAATAGATTTAGCAATGCCGAAAATTGGGAAGTTAATTGATCCTTTAACATAAAAAATAATTTTTATGCTTAGTTTTAATAGAGACGAAGTAATTGATTACTGTCTTAGGGCGGACAACATACTTGACGCTAAGGTTAAATTTGTGTTTGATCCAACCGCTGGTACATTTACGGTTACGGATGAAACAACATATAACACAACTGCAACACCAACAGCCGAAGCGAGGGCAGCCGTACAAATCTCCGTTTTCGATAAGTTTGGCAATATGGCTGAAAAGAAGGGTACTGGAGCAAGTACGGTAATAAATGTTACTGACGGTATTCCAGGAGACCTTAATCCAAGCGATGGGTTAAACTCGATAGCAACGGTTGTAAGCAATCTGCACGCTATTAAGGACGGCAGTATTCATGACGTTGGATCATGTAAACTTTCAGGTTACTATAATATGGAAATTTAAAATTTATATTTATGGCAGTTGATTTAACTTTCAAACCGTTTAGGGTAAATCCAAAAGCTCTGCACGAGTTTATTATAATGCCTATGTTCAGCGACATAATCGGTCCTCAAGGCACTGTAACTCAACCTTCGCCAGAGGAAGGTGATTGGTCTATTATGGATGACGTTATTTGGAGACGCCCTATAATAGAATTAACAGGTAATCAGAATGTTTTAAAACGCCGTGACGCAACCTGTAAGCTAATCTATAGTCCAATAGGTAAGCTGGGAAGCCGTTATATTTTTACTGAACCATTGTACGCTGCTGTTGAAGATTGTATTGAAGAATTCTATCAAGGCTGCTTTATTGATTTTGAACAGGGCAACTATGATATGATTTTTGAAAACCTAATGCCAATTCTTGAAAAAGCAGTTGCAACAGATATTTATACAAATAAGTATTTTGGTGATGTAACTCGCGCTGCTGATCCTACTGGAACATGGAGTTGGAATAAGTTTGATGGCGTGTTTACACACTTGAGTCGTTACATTGCCGATGGTGTACTTCCTGCTGAACAAGCCATTGAAATACCAGTTGGTGATATTACACCGCAGGTAGCACATGACATTCTTGAAGATGTATATAATGCTCAAACATTTGCAATGCGCACAGTTGATATGCGTGATAAAGCATTCTATGTTGATTGGGCTATTGCTGATGCGTATTGGGATTGGTTGGTGCTTGCAGGGCAAAGTACGATATCAGAAAGACAAGATGGGCGACCCTCTTTGAGGTTTCGTGGCATAGAAATACGTCCTAAGTTTTGGGATGGTATTTTGGCTGCACTTAATGGCGGCGATGAAGCACACATCGTACTACTTAGCCTAAAAGGAAATTGGCTGTATGCAACTGATAGTAGCTATGGCGGCGGACCTCGTCGTAACGAAGCCGTAAGAGTTTGGTACAGCATGGATGATAATGTTTGGCGTCGGCAAATACACCTTAAAGCTGGAACTGAGTGGGTTAATCCGCAATATGTTGTACTTGCCATGACTGAGATTTAGAGAGTTGTCTAAACAATATAATTTTAAATAACCTTAAATTAACATTTTATGTTAGGTTGTTCATTAGGCGGATATAACAGACTTTGCGCTCCGGTTACAGGTGGCGTTGACCGTTTACTTGTGGGTGATGCCTTTGACTTTGACTTTACGACTGCACCGCTTGATGCAGACGGTAATCCAACAGGGTATGATAACATTGCTCTACATGCTGGAGCATTAACAGTCAGTGGTGCTTGGCTATTTGAAATAGACAGTCTTGTTGAAACCATTGGCGTTGATATTACTCAGGCAAATGCAGACGGTAGCTCAAGCTCTTATGAATATGTTATTACTGCTCGGCTTGCACAGATGAGTCAACAGATGACAAACTTCAACATTAAGTTGGATGCTGCTGCAACCTGTTGCCAAATGGTGTTCATATGGCGTAACAATGACGGTAGGATATTTGTGGTTGGTGAACGTAATGTTGACGGTGATGTAATAACTCGTTTCCGTTTCCGTCAGGATGGTAGCGTTGTACATACTGGAAAGCTGTTTACTGACTTCAATGGCGAAGATCTTAGTTTGAAAGGCAGTTACTTGCGCCTCCCGTATGAATACGTTGGTCCTTGGATAGACATTGAAACTCTCGTTAAGACATAATCGCTATGGCTGAAATTAAACTAAAGCCCGAACACCGAGATACAATTGTCGGTTTCAATGGTGGCGGTCGTGTAGGTCTTGGCTATCGCGATGACTTGCATATATTGATGATGGCTGGTTTTCAGCGCAACAAACAACTGTTACAGTATTTTGATGAGCCATATCCGTCCTATGAAGAGTTGGTGCAAATGGAAGAAGAATATGCAGAAAAACTTGAGCGTGAAAATATTGAAATAATGAATGCAAAGCGTGAATCATTAAATAAACGTCGTGAAGCTAAAAATAAGAAAGTTATTTAAACAAAGTAATAAATGTTGGAACGTACCAATAAAGAAGCTGTTCGTAATCCTCAGCCTCAAAGATTAGTGGTCCAAAATCGTCTAGATTTAAATCCCATCGAACCAATCCCCATTAATTTTAGTGGGGATTTGTATCGTTATGTGCGTGAGCGTAAATACATTCCATTCCTTGGCGATAATGACGATTTGGCTAATGTACTGCTTGAGGCACGTTTGACCAGCACTACGCAGAACGCTTGTATCGATAGTATAGCTCGTAGTCTTATTGGTAAAGGATTAAGCGTGCAAGACGTTGAAGAACCAAATGCTGAATTATTTACTTGGTTTAAAAACGTCAATACTCGTGGACAAAGTTTTAGTGAGGCTCTTATTGAAACCGTAGACGGTGAACGTGCATTTGGAAATCAATTCATTGAAGTAGTGCGTGGCTCGGTTGCTGGTAAACGTTACCTAAAGGTATATAATCACAGCATGTTATATTGTCGCTTGGCGGCTAACGAGGACTTTAGTGAACCAACTGGAGTTATACTTAGCAAGCTATTGGCAAAACGTGGATATCAAAGCGAACTAAAAAAGAACACGCCTGTAATACCACTTTGGAATAACAGTCAATTTGACAACAACGTTGTATGGACACGTGGCGCACGTCCTGGAGAACAGCGCACGATGCTGCACTTCAAGAACCAAGTAAGCGGTATTGAATATTATGGTTTGCCAGCAAGCGTAGCAAGTCTTCGCTATCAGGTGCTTGAGAGCAAGGCAGCGCAATACAATATAGATAATTTTGATAACAACATGGTACTTGGCGGTATGCTTATTTTTAAGAGTAGCATGAGTCATGATGAAGCCGTTGAGCAAGCACGCGAAATACTTCTTACACATGTTGGCGAGGGCAAGACAGGACGTATCGCTGTTATCAGCAGCGAGGAAGGGTTAAACGATGTAGAATTTATAAACTACAACACGCAAAAAGAAGGCAGTTATATCGACTTTGATAAACGTGTTGAGGAAAAAATAATCTGTGCAAACGCTTGGGACAGCGTGTTGGCAGGGATCAACCGTAGCAGCACTCTTGGCAACGGCAGCCAGTATATACGGAGTATCTGGGATGTTAAGGACGCGGTGCTGCTACACCCTTTGCGGGACAAGTTGATTGAAAAGGTTATTAAACCAATCATAAATATTTGGGCTGAATGGTTTGGTGTACCCGAAGTGCTTAATTATGAATGGAAGTTGCAAACTTCTATGCCATTCTCATACATGGCTGATCTCGACCCTAATAAGTTCTTCCAAGTAAATGAAGCACGTAGCAAAGCTGGACTAAC